TACCGTAGTAGAATTTCATTTCTGTGAACGGGAATTCTTTGTTGTATTTGAACGGAACAACACGTACCGTTTGTTTACCAATTTGCGGTTTAAATCGCTTTGTTTGGTTGTTTGAGCCCCCACTTGTAGGTTTGGACTGCATAGATTCAAGTTTTTTCTTGATTGCATCTAGATTCATAATATAACTAATTTAATTGTTTACAACGTTAATATAATAACCTTTATTTAATAAGCCAAACTATAATTCAACTATTTTAAAAATCTTTGTATTTAATTGTTTAATCTCATTGTGTTGAGTTAACAAAATACAATTTCTATAATGTTGCCAGTTTACTGGAAATTTAATGTCTACTACTCCACCATTGAGTTTTTTAATCAACTCGTTTAGTGCGTTGATGGTATAAAGTGTGTTTGATTCTTTTTTTCTATGTACTAGAATTGTGTTATCGGGAATGTCATTTACATTTCCTTGATCTACATTGTATGTAATAACATATTCGTTATTGCTTTTAATATGCAATACAAACATTTTATTGTACATGATACTATAACGACTTGATAGGATACTAACCAATGCCTCTAGCTCATTTAATGGGGTAAAAGTACAAAACAGCCTATTGCTCATTAATAAAGTATCAAATGTAAAATCATAATCGTATTGATCATACATATGACGGGGTTGTTCTAAAGTACTATACATAACTTTTATTTTATGTTGGCGTAATTTTTGCCAGTTTTTGTTTTAATTTGCAATTTCTTGTCTCTAAATACTTGTTTTATTTGCTCTATTACATTTATTTCATTTTCGTCTACATCTAATAAAAACGAATCATAAACATATAATACGAGTTTAGTATTTTTCCCTCGCAAAATTTTAAATATCTCATACAATATAAGAACATTATTTGCAGTCTCCAAGTTTTGTAATAGATAATTTAAAAGCTTTTGTGGGTTCATGTTTTCCAGATCATTTTTTATAAATTTATGATCTGAAATAGGGCATACAATATGTCCATTGTGTTGGAATGACTCCCACAAACTATCTGTATATTCTGCTACTTTTTTAAAAAATGGAAGTTCTTTGTACTCCTTCCAAATTCCCCCATAAAGTTGTTTAAACGTTATTTCTTTTGCTTTGGCGTAATCCACTCCATACATTTTAGCAAAGTCCATATGGATATCACTACCGTCGAAAGCATAACCCAATAAATCAGCAAGAAGGGTAGGATGATAAGCAGAAATATCCATTTCAATAAAAATATCATTACGTGGTATAAAACAGTTTCTTTCTCCATTGTATTTGTTTAGGGCTGAAAAGTTAATGTTATTGAATGCATTTGATGGTCTTGTTGTTAATGTGTTTAGGTTATATTGCGTGTATATAAACTCGTTTACTTCTTTGTTGAAGTACTGCTCGAATAGTATTTGGTCGACTTTTATACCCACTAATTCTAGTTGATTAAACACCAATGCTGCCTTATTGTAGAATGGGTTTTGGTTTGAACTATCGAAATTTGCAAAATTTTGTTCGCATACTTCATAGTGTTTTACAATTGGAACTATTGTGTTTAAATTTTGTATAGTTGGGTATTTGTTGTAAATGTAATTGTGAGCTGTTGTTAGTTGAGGTATATACGTATGGGGGGAAGGTGGTGGTTGGTAGCTATGCTTAATGCAAAAATAATGTAGAAATTCTTTTCTATCCCTTACATATATCTTTTCTATACTGTTTAGTACTTTTTCTACTACCTCTAAATCAAAATTTATTGTTTCGCTATGGTTTATAGGAATAATATACCCTTTATCATCTCTTTCAAAACGAATGTATAGAGCACATATATTGTTTTCAACAGGGTGTAAATTATGTGAAGTAGGAATTACTTCAACATATGCTGTTTGGTAGCTAATGTTACAAATTGTTTCTATATGTTTAGGATCTTCTATAAGCCAGTACATGCTTTAAAGATACAAACTATATTTTACAATTCCAAATTTAAATTAGTAACTTCCTCCTCCACCTATAGAACTTCCTCCTCCAGAGTAGCTTCCTCCTCCACTTGGAATATTGGAGAGAGTTGGTAATATTATACTGCTAGTAGTTTGGGTTATAGGTTGTGGTTTTTTTATAGAAATTAAAACGTCGTGAGGGGTATTTATATGAGTTTTTCCTACCATAGGTGTTGTACCATTATGTATATGATAAAATCCAATGTAATTTTGTCCATTTTTAGTTGTAAATTCATTACCTGTTGTGTACAAATTATTTATATCTTGTGATTGATAATATTTTAAAAACTTGTCTTGAAAGTATTGAGAAAATCCATACCATTTTAAGTTTTGCTCTATAGCAATAGCAGATGATCTGTTTGAATTAAAAACTTGTTCTTTATTACCTTTAATTTGCCAGATTAAAGATACTGGGGAGTATAAATCCCATGCTATTTGGGCGTTTCGAGATCTGAGTTTGTCGTGGGTTTCTTTGTCAATTTCTAAATAAAGGACTTCATTGTTTTTTTTACAAAAATATCTTGTAAACTGTCCGTTTTGTTGGTCTTGAGAAGTTGGGGTGGTTGGGTTGAATGAGGGGATTAATCTAGATGGGGGAGATTGGTTATATGAACCTCCACTTAATGTATCTTGGGTTTCTATATATATTAAATTTTGAAAAACAATATTTTGTGGGGGGATTGGGTTTGGGTTTTGTAATGTAAGTAGAATATTAGTACCATCTTGAGGATTTTTTCCGGTATATTTTTGCCCAGTAGATATTTCATAGTAATATCCTATATAATCCTCTTTGGTTGTAGAAAGGATATATTCGTCACCGTTAGTGTATAAATTTGGTTTTATTTGAGATTTTGGGTAATACATTAATATATGGATTTACTTGCAGGATAAAGAAATAATTGAGCTTCTTCTGTTCTTCTTCTAGCTAAAGATGGTATATAACCATCTACTTTTCCTGTTTTAGGACCATCTAAAATACCTTGAGCGGCTTCTCGGTAATCTCCTTTTTTGATAGCAGATATGATTTTATTTGCATATCTATACCCACCACTCCAAATAAATTTTCCAGCATTATATGATAAGCTTAATAAAGCTGCTTTTTGATGGTTATTAAGTTTATCCCAATTAGATTTTCCTATAGCTTTTATAATTGTATCAGAATAAAAATATACTGAGTATGTTCTTAAAGTATCTGCTGCTTCTTGTTTAGTAAATGTTGTACCTAATATTACTGTTTCTAATTTTCCATTTACTAATTTTTTATCTGATCCATATCCTCCTCTATAGGTTCCTTGATCCAGTTTTGTTACCTTTGTAGTTAATGATTCTTTTAATGCTATAAAATTAGTAGCTTCAGCTTCCCAAGTGTCTCCTTGAGTTATTCTTGGGATTTTTCTAGTCCAAGGTTTAAGATCTTCTACTTTAAGAACAGGAACCGTTTGTTTTCCAGTAGATTTAACTGCTTGTACATCTTCTTTTATAGCTGTAGAAGTAATAAACACAGCCGAAGTACCTTCGGTTTTTGGAATAACTGTAGCTTCAATATCTGTTTCCCAATCACTGTTTGATAGTTTATGGCTTACTCCGGTAACAATTAAATCTAAATTATCACCATATGCTTTAGGTAAAAATCTAGTATCAACTTGTAATTTGTTGTATATTTTTATTCCCGAAATCCCATCCATAGTAAATGAAATTTTAAATGGTATAAACCCAATGGTACCACCGGATTTATTATTTTGGGAAGCAATTAAATATTTATAGTATTCGGTTACAACGGAAACATTTTTTTCAATCGCCCCAGGATCTATTTGAAGATTTTTTGCATTGTCGCTGATTATGTTTCCTTTAAATCCATAGCGAGAAGCACTACCTGCTTTAGCAGAAAGAAATTTGTTGGTATAATTTACCGCAGCTTCATCTTCTCCATTTTCTTCATTAGAATCTTCATTTCCCGGGATAAATTTCTCTTGGAATCTATCGGTTAAACCAACATTCCATTTAGAAAATGCTGTGCCTTCTGTCCCTTTAACATATCCTCCTGCTGTTGCTCCTACTGTAATCATAGTAGCATATTCAGGAGTTATTGCTGTTTTTAAATCAACTTTTCTTACAAAGTTTGAAATATATCCGTTTGATGTTTTTCCATACCCATATAGTTGAAGAATATAATCTGAACCTTTTTTGTTAAGTCCTGGGATTGGGGTGGTATCAAGGATTGAAAGGGTATTATTGGTTTCGTTTATAACAGGTTCTAAATTGTTAATACCCCCTAATGATTTATTTAAACCATCACATATTGCTTTTAAAAATCCAAATACCCCAATGTCACCTCTTTCATCAGAATTGTCATTAATGCAATTTATTATGAACTCAAAATTTAAGTATACATTCATAATATATGCTTTATTTGGGTTGGGATTATTTTTTACATAATCATCAGCTTTAAATGGACTTAAATTAGTATACACTTTTGTTACACCACTAGCAGTTTGTAAGTTATCATTTCTTACTATGCAAACTCGTGGATCTAGAGAAATTTGGTTTGGAAGAGAATACATGTAATTTCCAGTAGTTCCAGTTCCATAAGTATCATTGTTTATATTAAAAATAGGGGGTTTTTCGTTATAATTTGATGGATCTTTAGTGGATATTTTTGGAAGAATATTGTTTTCTATATAATTTAATAAAGCTCCAAATTTTAAATAAAATTGTTTATCAGGTTCAGTATTTATAAAACAAGCATCTTTTTTAGAAAAACCAATTAAAGGACTGGTTATTGAAGATTTTTTCGAAGTTTTTATTTTATATTCAACATCAAGAAATTTACCATATGCAGCCCCAAACTCATTCGTACTAAAATCGGTGGTTTCATTTTTTTTATCGTCAACCATTTTATAGTATTTTTCTCTTTTAACCCTTTCTGCTTCTTTTTCAATATCTGGGGTAGCAATAGGGTCAAAGTATTGGACTCCAAAATTTGATTTATAATATGGGTCTTGAGATAAATTAGGATAGATTTTAGTACCCGCCTCATCTACAACAAAAAATTCAATAGGTATTTGAGTTAAAGTTGCGGTTGCATTAGGTTCTAAAAAGGCTCCCATAAACCTCGGTTCTGCATCATCGGGACGTTCTATAAAGATACTATCCTCATTAGATTCGTATTGTAATTTATCTCTATTAGTAAATTTCCAAGTGAATAACATTGCTGCTATATCGTTAGAATCTGCATTTTCTTCTATAATATTATTTTCTCCTCCTTCTTCGTTTTCTGATTGGGGTGGGGAAGAGGAAAGAGCATCTGAGATAAATTGACTTAATTGTTTATTTGATGATATGTTAGTTTTTAATGATTCAACTACATCTCCTAAACTTATGATAGTTAACTCGATATCATATGAACCATCAGGTTGAAATGACCAACTAAAGTTAGATACTTTACCTAAAAGTCCATCATAATTTCCCTCATATTGTCTTCTATAATATTCTATTACTGGGAGAATATCTAAGTAAGATTTTCCCTTACTGTATCCCGAATTAAAAAATCTATAAGGGTCTTCTAAAATAGTATTACGTACTATTTCTCTAGTAACTCCATTAGGAGTATATATACTATTTCCCCACTCAAGTAAAACAGTATATCCTAATCTTAAATAGAGAAGATCAATTATGTCAAATTGTTGTTTGTTATGAACTTTTAATCTAACCGTTGCTTTTTTAAGAGAACCTCTATTTAGTGACTTTATATCTGCATCTGTAATACCAGGCATAGGTGAATATCCATATGTTCCATAGGTGTATGAACTATTTGGATCTTGAGGAAGAAATCCTTGTCTTTGAACAAGTCTGTCAGATCCATCCTCTTCTAATTTAGAAAACCCAGCAAATAAAATATATTTTTTAGCTAGTTCCATTCCATGATATGATGAATCTACTCCAACGTCTGCTAACCTGCCTGAGCTAACTGAAACTCCAGATGCAAGTTTTATCCAGGATGTATTAGAATTTAAAAGGTTGATCTGTTGATCAGATCTAAGGTTTGGGGTATCCTTATTAGCAGTTCCAGCGCCACTCCCATGGAGGCGTTGTCTTGCATTAATTTGATTTATAACATATGGTTGTAAACTTTCTCCAATAATAGACATAACTTTATATTAATTTATTTAACGCATCAAATTGTGCTAATATGGTTCCTACTCTATCAAAAGAAGGGATTCTTATTTGAGATCCTGCTGTGGGGAATATTGAATTAGCGTCTTGGTTTGGATTTGCACGATTAATTATCCACCACAAAGTTGAATCACTATAGTAATTTTGAGCTATAACATCATACCTATCACCTTGGGTAGTATAAACATAAACGTCTAAAGCACTAGGTAATATTGTAGGATATTTTACTACAGTATATCTTAACCTAGGGTCATTAGTTGTTTTTGTTATGGGTATTCTACTATATCTACTCATTTTAAATATTAATTAAGCCTTGTTGATTACCTACTACTGCATTAATATTAGGAGATGATGGAGCATTTGGATTAAATTCAGTAGAATTAATTAAGCCTTGTTGACTACCTACCACGTCATTAAAGTTTGGTGGTGAAGGGATATAATTTAAGGTATTTTCATTAACTTGATTTCGGAGAGCAATTTTTGCTTTTTCTATTTCATCTAATTCCGGCCCCATTTGTTCTTTATCATAATTAGCTGATTCGGGACGAAGTTGATCAACATATCTTTGTTTACCCGTACTTAATAATCTAGTGCTATCTGTTCCTTTTCCGTTGCGATCCCAATCATTTATAAATGATTGTTTTTCAGGTCTAAATTTGTGAAGTGGGATAAAGTTAATACCTGTTACTTTTATCATATGAGGCATTTGCCTTATATCTGTAGCAGGTAATGGGTCTCCATTATCGTCAATTCCTATTTCCCAAGGTGATTCTTCTGGGATATCAAATGTTAATGAAGTTATGATTCCTGGTTGTTCATTTAAGTATCCTCCTAAAGTAATGTATGCTATGTTTCCTGCCATATAACCTGATGTGAAACTATCAAGATACTCAGGAGCAAGTGAGGAGGCAAGGAAGTTTAACTTATCGTACATAATTGTTATTTCTTCTCTTGATTGAGCCACTACAGTAAATGCCATTGAAATTTTTCTACTAAATCCACCATATTTATAGAACTTTTCTGCTCTACCCATATATTCTACATCTTTCCAATCAGCATCATATGAATCAGAAAATGAATCAATAAATGCTCTAAAATGCATATATTTTTTATATGTGCCTCCTTTTTGAGAATCATTATTTAATATAGCAATATAAAATGGGATTATATCAGTGTATGGGTTTTTTACCCCTCCAGGATCTCCTGCAGAATAACGAGAGCTATCTTTAGTATTAGTTTTATATATTGGGGAAGCATTTATTTTATCTACAGGTCCTAACTTAGCTTGAGTTGTAAGATCTCTTTTACCCGCTGTGTAGCTTGAAATATTTCCTTTTCTACCAGGATTACCTAAATTAAGATGATCTTCAATATTTTTATCTGTATAACTTGGGGAAATACTTAAAAATGTTTTATTAGATGGAAGGGATGGGTCTAAAATAGTTCTAAAGTCTTCTTTAGTAATACTATCTAAATTAACTTCTTGGGTATTAAAATCCAATTGTTGCCAAGTATTAAAACTTGTTTTAGAATTTTGCCAAATAGCATTTGGATTAAATGTTTGAAGGTCATTTTTGTTATTGTATGTTACTAAATAGTCTGGGGTTCCAAATAATTGATCTTCTTTTATATTTGTGTTATATGTTCCTGCATATGTTAAAGAAACGCTACCAAAACTATTTGGCATAAATGTTTTACCAAATACGTTTGTTGTTTTGTATTCTACTGAACGTCTACCATATTGTATATAAGGATCAACCATATTCATACCTGTTCTAGCAGGTGTAGCACCATCGTTTAATGTTGCAAATTTTATATTAGTTTTTCCTATTCCTAAAATTGAATTAGGTCCACCTCCATAAGAATATAATACTGAGCTATTAGTGTATCCGGGGGATGTTAAATTAAGACCTGTAGTGTCCCATAGATTTAATAATCTATTACTATAAACAGGACGAGCAATATTATTAGCAAAAAACTCAGCTTCGTCTAAGTTTTGATCAGCTATTAAAGCTCTTTCAGAGGCTCTTGCTTCTCTTTGTACTTTATTAGTTAAATTTTTAGCAACTTGCTTGTCTCTATAAGCATCCCACGCTTCTAAAAAAGAGTTAATTTTATTTTGAAATTTAACTAAATTGCTAGGCCTAGCAGAAGCATCAGGTGATGTTGAAAAATTAACTTGGGTTGGTGGTCTATATATAAGTTCTGAAACTGCTTTACTCGCTTGGTTATCAGTAGCAACTATTCTATTTCCTAAACGGTTATTTGCTCTTTGAGCTTTTCTATATAATGAATCTGGTACTGCTGGGGCAGAACTATTAGTTTTTTCATTATTATTTTCATAAGCTACGTCTCCATATTTTTTAATAGAGAGACCAGGAAATATTTCTGTAGGATCTAAACCTTGTTTGTTTATATGACCTCCAGCCCATACTATTCCAGCTTCAGCTAATGTAGATAATGGAGTATATGCTCCTTCATTTAAAGCACCTCCAGCATAACCTAAACCTTTAGAAGCCTCTGTTTTTGTTCCTACTCGGGAAAGTAGGTTTTGTTTTGCAGTAAATAAAAGCCCGCTAGGGTTTTTAATGTTTACAAAATATTTTGCTAAACGAGCTACATCTTCAGCAGCACTTAAGGGAGCTTCAATTCCTCCACGTACAACAAAATCATTGTAAAGTGATGGGTTTTGAATACCAGTTTGGATTCCTTTTTTAATATATGGTTGTCCACTATCTCCCCCTCCTGGTCTGTCGTTACCAAATTTAAGTGATTTAAGTTGGGAATCCCCATTATTTAATTTTAGTAAAAGACCCATTTAAATATTTTTTAACCAGGTAAGTTATTCAGATACGGTAAGCCTTGCCCACCTGGGGATGAAGAAGGGATAGTACCATTTATATCTAATAAAGATGGAAGAGGAATTTGGTTTGGTGTTCCATCTTGATATGCATTGTAATCTGCTGTTACTTGTCCAGCATTAGTACCATCTAATGAATATCCTGGTTGATTTCCATCAACGTGTAATTTTGATTGCTGTGTTGCAAGTGGATTTACGGTTGGGGTAGCTCCATCGTATGCTGTAAAAGCAGATCCTTGAGTTGTTAATTTAGTTAAGATTCCCATGGTTATTTGTTTTTATTATAAATATTAAATATTAAGATATTTTGTAACTATTTTTTCTATTTTCGTCTCCTTGAGTATTTGGTTGAGCACCTGTTGTTGCTTCAATTACTTTTTTACCATCAATTGCTACGTTTATTGGACGATTGGCTAAAGCATTTACATCTTTTCTTAATTCCATTATTGCGTTTACTACTGATGAAGAATCTCCACCTACTTTAATTTCTCCTTTTCCACCCATTTGGGTAGATTTGCCTGGTTCAGATTTAACATCATTTCCAAATAAATTTGTACCTGCAATAATTGTATCTTTATCGTTTAATTGGATTGCTCCTTCAGGACCTAATAGGGTACGTTTACCATATCCTGTTCCTCCTGGGGCTTCAGAAATCATGTCATCCGCTTTAACTGCGGAAAGTGCTCCGAACCCAGCAGCCATAACTCCTGCAGCGGCTGCCGCCCCTAAAGCAACACCAATATATGGGATAGTTGCTAAAGAAGAATAAGCCATATATGCTGCATAAATAACTCCAATAGAAGCTAATCCTTTAAGTATTTTAACTACAGGTTTCAATGCAGGGAACATTTTAGTTATCCCTTGTACTATTTTTCCAACAAACCCATTAATATATTTAAATACGTCAAAAATTCCTTGAATAACAGGCATAATATAGCCAACTATGCTTAAAACACCAGTTAATGCTTCTCCAATAGATAATATCGCAGGGGACATAGTAACAAAAATTTCTTTAAGTTTTTCTATGGAATCATTAAATTTTTCTTGAGTGTTTTGTTGGGCAACTAGTTGATCTAATTGACCCTCTTTAAGCCTCCTTGATGCTTCTTCTACACCATATTTTTCTTTTGCAGCATCAAATGCTTTCTTTTCATCAGCATCTAATTCTTTATTTATAGATTTTAATGCTTCTTGTTCAACAAGAGTATCCGCTAATTGATCAGCACTCATTCCTACAGCTTTAGCTATAGCTTCTTGTTGAATTCTATTCATGTTACCAAATTCAGCAGCAGACCCAGCTTGTTTAGTAATTTCTTCAGCCACTCCGGCCATATCATTATTTAAAGCTAACCCTCGGGCACGTTCTAAATTAAGATCTTTACCAGTTAATAATTCTGCACTTAATTCGCTTTCAATAGATGATTCAAAATTAAGTAATTGATCCGCTATATCAGCAACTTGGGATAAATTACTACCCATTGATTTTGCTGAAACTGCAGCTTTTGCTAATCCTTCAGCCCCTCCTTGTATTGATAGTTTAGTTCGATTAGATACATTATTCATATCTGCCATTAATTTTTTTGTATTAATGGCTATTCCTTTTTGATATGAAGCAGCTTTTGCTGAAGCTTGGAATGACTCTACTGAAGCTTTATATTCTTGTCCAGTTGATTTGGCATACTTAAATAATCCCACTTGAGTATCATATGCTAAACCAGATTGTTCTTTAAGTTTAACCATGGTTTTTAACTCATCGTCTGTGAGTTTACCTGAGGTTCCTAGTTCAGAATTTACAGCGGTTAGAGCTTCTCCTAATCTCTTAGTGTTGATAGCGTTATCCATAGAGTTATTGGATATTCTTGCAAGTTCTTGTTGTAAATCTACGGCTTGGGTATAACTTATGTTTAAGTTTTTAGCCATATTCCCTGCATTATTATCAACTTCTAATACAGCTTCAGCTAATCCTACAACAACCGTCTGTAATACATTAGCTTTAGATATAGCTCCACTTATATTACCTCCCATCTGTTTAGTAAATGAAGCGGCGGCACTAAATTTTTCTCCATTAAGGGCGGCTTCTTGTCCTAATTTATGAGTTTGATCTAAAGCATCAGAAATTCCTAAATTTGGAATACCAAGTTTACCTAAAGATTTGTCTAACCCTGCGGCTAATTGAGGGGAAAATCCTAATTGTTTATTAATATCTTTATGGGTATTGAGAACACCTTCAAGTCCATTTTTATACTCTTCAAGTGATTTGATAGTATTTTCTATTTCATTTTGGTGTTGTTGGTTTAAACCCCCTTGATCGATGGCCAATTGGAGTTGTCTTTGTTGGGATTGGATTTTATCCTTAGCAGCTTGTAAACTTTTTTTATCTATAGATGTTTCTCCTTTTCTAACAGAAAGTGCTTCTTGTGCTGTTTTACTTATACTATTAAGTATGCTTTTAGAAGATGAAAGATATTTATTTTGAGTTGATAACTCATTAACTGAATCTTTAAAAGATTTTGCTATATAATTTAATGAATCAGATACTTTATCTGCTTGATCTTGGAATATATCTAATTGTTTATTCCATTCTTCAATTCCAGCTCCACCACTATTTAAAGATTGTATAACTCTGTCTAAAGATTGTTTAGTTACATCATCTAGTTGAGATTTAAGTCGTTTAAGTTTTGCTTCAACTTCTTTTATTGCCTTATCGTCAGCCATTTAAATGATTTTGTTATAAATATCGAATATCAATATTTTTAGCTATATTTAGGGACATTTTTACTTTGTAATGCTTTTTGAAGCAATTCAGGAGCTTTTATCGTGCCATCAGAATTAATTACTGTTTTATTTCCACCACTTTTTCCTTTATTTTCTAAAGATTCTTTTTCTTCAGTATAATGATCTTGGATTCTTGAAAAAGTAAAACGGCGAAGCCAAATAGGCATATTGTAGATTGTGTTCCAATCGTATCCTCCTTTTCCGTAAAAAACTATTTCGTGTATTTGTGAAAATATAGCAGCCCTAGTTTGGGGGATTGTATCATAGGTCAGGCCAAAAAAAGCTAACCCCAATTGGGATATTGATTCTATCGTCACTTCCGTCGGGAAAAAAAGTTAGATCAACATCTGGTTGAATCTCACGAATATATTCTCTTAATGCCCGTGAATCTTGGGCTAAGAAGGCATTGTCGACAAATTCTCGTATATCTTTTTTATCTCTCATCCCTTCTACTGAGGTGATTGTGTATTTTAAACGAGTAGAAAGTTCAGGGGAAGCATCTTTATTAATTTTCTTTAAACCTTCTAATTCACGTGTGATATCTTGTTCGTCTTTATGAGATAAAAGTTTAAATGTAATGGTATTTTTTGATTTAGGAAGAGTAAATGTAAATTCATTTACATGGTTTGAAAATAATTCTTCTTTAAGTGGTTTATTTTCAACTTGTGATAAATCAACTGTATGGGTTTCTCCTAAATAATTAAAGGTGTATTCTGAACCATATCCTAAAATACGGGCAGCAACCATGATTGCATTTTTATCTCCAATCAACAAATCATCGTAGTTAATTTTTGATACAATTAATGATTTAATTAATTTATCTAATACAGTACCGTTTCTAATATATGATTGGTTGGTAAGAATATCTTCTTCTTTAGCGGTCATATATTTAACTTCAATAGTACCTTTTGCTAATTCAGATCCTTCAGGATAAAGTAAACCTTTAGATGGTAATTCAACGGTTTCCGTTGGCATTTTAAATTTTGATTCTTCCATAATTTTTATTTATTATAACTTATTTGTCTTATATACATATATTAAAGAGGAGAAATATTATCAGGATTTACATTATATGATAAAACTCCTTCTATTTTTAATATTGCTTTGCGTATGTCTTCCATTTTTGTACGATCAAATCCACCTTTTGTAATCCAAGGATAACCATCAACTTTAACAGTCATGATCGATTGAAATTTTTCTGTGTTTTGTTCACTGTAATCCATAGGTTCTTTTACAGATGCTATTGTAATTCCTGGGAGTGAACGGATATCTGAAAATATTTCTTTTTGAGGGCGTCGTTTAATGTTGGTAATAAGCATACCAGTCATTTTGAATTTGTCTTGGTATTCTTCGTTTAACTTTTTATTAAGTTCCTCTTTAACTAAAGTACGTAAGTGGTTCAGTTTCATACTATTATAAATATTATACTATCTAATAAGGGTTACACTTCCTTTAATTAATGTTTTTTTATCTGTATTTTTATCTCCGTATAGGATAATCCAAGTATAAATACCATCTTGACATATTGTATTATTATACGTTCCATCCCAAGCAGCAGCACTATTATAACTTTCAAATATTTTTTCTCCCCATCTATTATAAATGGTTAAATAAAAATCAGCAGGATCAAATCCTGAAGTAAATACTGGGAGCCATGAGTTATTATATTCATTTCCATTGGGAGTAAATGTGTTTGGGATATAAATTAGTTCTTCAGGACATCTTTGAATAGTTGTTGCAAATGATACAGGGTAAGATACACATCCGTTTTCATATGCTACAGCCGAAAATGTAAATGTTCCAAAACTATTCCATGAAATAGGTAATGTAGGATTTGCAATACTGTCTTGGTTTAGAATCCATGCTACGCTACCTCCACCTAAAGAAGTTGCACTATAAACTCTACCTATACTATCCCCTTCACATAATTCTATAAATTCAGATGTTAAATTTCCTAAATCGTTTTGAATTTGTGAAATAGAAGGTCTAGGATAAACGGTTATTGAGCGAGTAGTATCAAAAGTACAATTTGATTGTACATAAGTGTATGTTATTGTATTGTTACCTGCAATAGAAGGGGAAGGGCAAAATAAATTTCCATTTACACCATTACCTGTAAATGTTCCTCCAATAGGACTTCCAGTTAATGTTACACAATTATCATAGTCACATAGCGGAACAATTGAATCTATCGTAGGTAAAACGTTTAAAATATAAACATCAACATCTTGTGGTAAACTTGCACAACCGTTTTGGTTTATCGCTATAACATCAACAGCTCCAGGTATGAATCCTGCAGGTAAAGTAGACCAATTTACTGAAATATTGTTAGTTCCTTGGCCTGAGGTAATGTTTCCTATACTTGACCAATTATAAGAATATCCTACACCTAAACTTGGGACAGAATATGTTTCATTAGGGGATAAATAGCATATTGTATCTAATGAGGTGATATTTCCTACTACTACCATTGGTGGATTAGTTAATGTAATAGTATTTGAAGCAGGACATCCGTTTGCATCTGTTACTGTTACATTATATATTCCGGCACATAAATTGGTTGCAGTTTGAGTTGTTTGGCCATTATTCCATAAATAAGTATATGGAGCAATACCATCAATTGGGTTTGTTATTGCATTGCCATTACAATCTCCAAAACAAACTGGGTTGTTTGCTGCCATTAATGGTAATTGCAAAATAGGGGGATCAATTAAAGAAGTATTTGCTGTTACAGTACAGTTGTTAACATCTGTAATTGTCACTGTATAGGCTCCTGCACATAAATTGTTAATTAATTGGGTGTTTTGTCCAGTAGTCCAAACATAGTTAAATGGTGCAGTTCCGTTGGTTGGGTTCACTGTAATAGATCCATTACAGTCTCCATTACAAAGTGGATTTACTGTTACAAAATTTGGTTGATTTAATGTTGGTGGGCCTGGTTGTACAAATACGGTATCAGGACCTAACCCAACCCCAGCATTACAAGTTGACCACCCTGCATTGCAAGTAGGATATTCTAAATGACATGTATAATTTGCCCCTTGAGCAGGAGGAGTAACTGTAATTTGGTTTACACCAGCTGCAATTGGAACAGGATTACCTACTTGGTACCATGTAAGTGTTGGTATAACTGTAGGACCATTTGGTGTCCATTTCCATGCATTATTTGTAGTTGTCCACTGTGTTGAGTTTCTACCAGGGACTGTAACTGCTAGAGTTCCTGCAGCATTATGAATACCATGTACTGATGTTCCTCCAGCCCATTGGGGACAATTTGGTTTATTAGCAATGTAACTTTCAATATAATTAGTTGATTCATATATTACAATATGAAATGTCCCTTGTAAATTAGTGCATGAAAACATAGGCACACCAACCCAACTTACTGTTAATTTTCTACATGGTGCTGTACCTGATGTTTGGTAACGTACCTGTCCTCCTATTCCAGGATGCCAATCTTGCCAAGGACCCATAACACAATTTTTTGGAACTGCAGCATTTGCTGTTGGAATTGCTAAAGAAGAAAATGTAAATGGTTGTGCTCCTGGTCCAAAAGATATCCAACCATTACTCCCTATTCGAAACTGTGTATATGTTTGTCCATAAAAGCAAAATGTAAAACCAATATTAAATGTACCAGACTGTGAATCATCTCCTAAGCCAACTAAAGCACCAGTATTAACTTGTGGCACATAAGGTATATTAGAAACGCTATAATTTGTAGTTTGATTGGGGTTATTACCTGCAGCACATTGGCTTAAATCCGCGGTTAAAGTTGTTGTGTTTGTACCACAAGGTAAATATTGATCAGGTCCTAAAAAAGGACAATATTGACTATAAATAAAATTAGTCAACAATGTAAATAAAAGTACTTTAAAATTTTTCATAACATTAACATATTAAAAGAAAGTAAAAGCCCCAAATTTCTTTGGAGCTTTTGTATATTTTGTTGTTTTGTTCTTAGTAGTTCAAGATACAGTAATCAGGTTGAACAGTAACTGTGATGTTTACTGGTGTTCCATCATCATCCCAGCTATAATCTCCAAAGTTAGCTTCTATAATAACTGCTCCTTTAATAATCCATTCAGAAACGATATCACCTACAGGACCTAAAACGTTAAAGGTAATATCTTTCTTATAGAAATCTGAATAACCATCTCTACCCGTTACTGATTCATGTCCTAAACGTACCCATTCCATTACTGCTTGAGCACCTGAAGGTGTAATTGATTCATACATTGTAAACTGGATGGTGTTCCAAATGGTTTTTCCTTTTACATAGCGCTGAATGTTGATATGGTTAAGAGCAACTGCTGTTTGGGTTAAGGAAACAGCTCCTACTCCTTTTACTAAATATGAAGGAACTCCATCCATATAAAGGATAAAACGGTTTGATTGTTTTGGTTCAAACGCTGTGTAAAATATTTCGTTTGGATTTAAAATTGCCATTTGTTTTCTATTTTAATTTTGTTATAAATATCCGTACTTTTATTTTTTATCCTGGGAATTCAGCTCCTGTTGGTAATAAGACAAAATCCAAAGAAATAAATTCAGCTGTACGAGTAGGTTGGATATAAATTTGACCTACTAGTTGGTTTTGATCGATTACTGCTGGTCCATTATTTGATTCATCCATTACTACTCTATAAGCATATAATCCTTGTTTTTGTTGGATAGCTTCTAAATATGGGTTAACTCTCGATACAAATGAAGTTCTAGTTTGAATTGTGTTTTGTTCAAATACTATTGTATCTGCAATTTGACGAATATAATTTTTCAATTCGATCATCAAACGACGTACATTTACACGATCAAGAGCTGATTGTTCTTTTTGTAATGTTTTTTGTCCGTATACTACAACACCTTGTTTTGGTAATGTTGCAATTGGGTTAACATTATTAGCATATAAAGTATCTCTATTACCTTGAGTTAACTTTAATTCTGCTTGCAATACTGTAGATAAACCACCACGGTTAATACCTGCAGGTGCAAACCAAGGAGCAGATACTCTATCATTAAATGCATAAACACCTGGGATTACTGTTGAAGCAGGAACCCAAACATGTTTTCCTGTTGAAGGATCAATAATACGAACCCAAGGCCAATATGTTGCAGCGTATGATGTATTTCTACTTTGAGCTTGATTTGTTGTTTGAGTAACATTACTTCCATATGAAGATAAATCTACTACAAACATATTATCACCTCTAGCAATTGTATTAGTAATAATAGTAGTAATTTGAGAAGTATGTCCTGAAACATCATCTATTAATCCTGGGGTGAATAACAAGTTAAATTGGTATGCTTCAGGGTTACCAAGCAATGCAATCATGTTATTATAACTAGCACCTACTAATCCTTGAGTATTTGTTGAAATAGTATCGTATAAATTAATAGTATTACTTACAGTTCCTGTAGCACCTGTAAATGAACCACCTGCTGAGCCACTTCCATTTACTGGGATAGAGGCAGTATACGCTGGGATTGCAACTCCATTAGCATCAAAATAATTTGGAGTAGGATAATTTACTGCGTTTACACGAATATATCTTGAATTATTTGGATAACTTCCAGATACATCCATTTGATTAGTTGCTGAGTTGTATTGGAGTTTTTGATCTCCAATTACTTGGGAGATATAACGTGGAGAATTTGGGTCTAGTGTTAAATTATTCCATGCTTCTAATACAACTTTATTGTTAGTTATATCATTACCACGTCTAACTAATACGTTAAATGTACCAGATCCAGTATTTGAATTTGTAACTTCCCAACGAAGGTTTTCAGCCGAACCTGAGTTTAAAGCTCCATTATTTCCTAACATGTTAGAACCGGAATTGTTCATTATAACTCCTTCCGAGATAGTTTCTAAAACAAACGAAGCTGAGGTGAAATAATTAGCAATTGTAGTACTTTGAGCTGAAGTCCAGTTAGCTGATTCTGTTACAACACGAGCAACTATCAATGAAGTACCACCGTAATTGAAATAATTGTAAGCAGCAATTGAAGTTAAATATGAATATGAATTACCACCGCTAACAAAAGAATCTCCAAACAACGTTTGAAAATTTGAATAAGAAGTTACTAGGGTTGGTTTTTCAACAGGACCTTTAACTGTTGGTCCTATGATAGCAGCGCCTGCTTGAACTGGTTGCCCAGTTAAAAAGGTATTATCGATTTCGCTAATTGCTACTCCAGGAGAAGTTGTAAAATTTGCCATTTTATCTTTTTATTATAAATATCAATTTTTTTTCTAAAATATACTACTAAGCAGGAAATGTTGCACCTGTAGGTAATATATTAAAGTCCAATATGATAAATTCAGCTGTTCTAGTAGGTTGAATGTAAAGTTGACCTATTAATTGGTTTTGATCAACTACTGAAGGTGGGTTGTTTGATTCATCCATTACTACTCTAAATGCTGTTAAACCTTGTTGTTGTTGTACAGAAGCTAAATAAGGATTTACTGCTGCTACAAAATTATTTCTAGTAACAGTATCATTTTGTTCAAAAACAAATGTATCAGCTATTTGAGAAATATAATTTTTTAATTCTATTAATAAGCGTCTTACGTTTACACGATCTAAAGCACTTCTTCTCTTTTGTAATGTTTTTTGCCCAAATACTGTTACTCCTGATCCAGGGAAAGTTGCAATTGGGTTTATATTGTTTTGGTAAAGTAAATCTCTGTTTGCTTGAGTTAATATTCTTTCTGTTTGGGTAACAGTTGTCATAAGACCTCTATTAATACCTGCAGGGGCAAACCATGGATAAGCTACATTATCATTAAATGCATATACACTTGGAACCATTGTTGATGCAGGTGTCCAAACTTGTTGGCCAATATTGGGGTCAATAGTTTTTAACCAAGGCCAATATGTTGCAGCATATGAAGTATCCCAACCACTAACAGCATTTGTTACAGGGATGATGTTTGAGTTATATCCTACAACATCAATTATCGCCATAGCATCTGTTCGGTTTTGAACCATTGTAACTAATTGTTGAACAACAGGATAATGAGCTGCAAAATTAGTACTATCACCTATTAATCCAGGAGCAGTTATAAAATTATAATTGTACGCATCTTTATTTCCTAATAAAGAAATAGATTCTGTATAGTCATTAGCATTTAAGCCTTGGATGTTTGTGTTTGAAATGTTTTCATAATATGCACCTGCAGCAAATGTAGGAATATTACTTCCTTTACCATCTCCAAATGAGCCACTATCTGCAATAGGCAATGAACCTGTATATTGGTTTTGAGGAGCACCGTTATTATCAAGATAATTTGGGGTGGGTTGATTTACTTGTTTAACACGAACATATGCTGATTGATTAGGATAACTTCCTGAGAGTTGTAAATAATACTCACCTGTAGTGGGATCATTAACAATATTTTCAATTTGATTACCAATTGCTCTTTCAATATAATTTGGGGCGAGTGGGTCTAACGATAAATTAGTCCATGTTTCTAAAATTGATGGTGCTGGTGAAGTATCATTACCTTGTCTAATTAATAAAGTAAAGGTTCCTGCATTGATATTAGGAGAAACGATTTGCCATCTGTAATTATTAGCTGAGCCACTTAATAATGTTCCATTTGAGCCTGTAGGGCCCGTACTGTTCATTAGATTACCTTCAGAAAGGGTTTCTAAAATAAATACATCTGTATTGTAAGGAGAACCAGCAGCATGAGAAGATGCTGAAATAAAGGATGAAGTTGCAGGAGTCCATGCAGTAAGGGTACTACCACTTACAACACGGGTAACTAGTAATGAAGTACCACCACTATTAAAATAATTAAATGCTGAAATTGAAGTTAAATAGGAAAATGTTTGACTTCCACTTAAAAAGGTAGTCCCGAACCTATTTTGATAATCACCATAAGTAGTAACTAATGTAGGAATCCCTACTTTACCTTTAACTGTTGGTCCTATGATAGCAGCGCCTGCTTGTACAGGGGCTTGTGTGATAAAAGATTGGTCATTTTCTATTGCTAGTACACCAGGTGATACAATTGTTTCTGCCATTGCAAATAAATTATTTTATTATAAATATGGTGTATTTTAAATTAAATTACTCTATTACGGTAATTTCACCTGTTTCTGGGTTGATACGAGATTTACCGTATTTTTCGATGATCAATTGGTTAAAATTTTCTTCTTTTAAAGAAAGTTCATTTAAAAATAATTTTGCGGATTGATGACGATTTTCTATTTGAAGTTTAATCATTTCAATTTCACCTAACTCTAGTATTAGAATTTGGGTTTGCTGTTGAATTTCGCTTAATGTATTTTTTTCTTCTTCGGTTAAAAAC